TCGCCAGCAATGACAATTGAACTCATAATTTATCCTTACAAAACAACCCAGCGTGAACCGCTAGAAACAGTTACCGCTTGTCCACTCGCTATAGTAACTGGGCCTGATGACATACCAGAGTAACCTGCGGCAATTGTATAACTTACAGCAATGGATTGGCTGTTTACATAGATGCCGTTTGATGCATTGACAACAGAAGAACTCAACTCACCAGTGCTCGGCTTGTAAAGAAACTTAGCGTTGCTGGTGAATAGCGTTGAAGCCGTGCCAGATGTAGCGTTTGCAAACAGTGGGAAGACGTTAGTTGCCGTGGATGTATCATTACTTAAAGCTGCACCACCAACAGAAGCCCATGCAGTGCCATTGTAACCTTCAAACTCCACTGTTGTGGTATTGAATCGGAGCATACCGCTTGCTGGTGTTGGGCGTTGACCAGTGGTTCCCTTGCTAATGCTTAAAGCACCAGTTGATGTGAATGCAGAATCTGCAGATGCTGTAAGTGCTGTTAATGAAAGAGCACCAGTCATGGTGTCACCAGTCTTGGCTACATAGTCTGAACCAGACAATGCAGAGCGAGTCCATGCTGAACCAGTCCACAAATACAATTCATTGCTTGTGCTGTTCCAATACAATGCACCAGTTAATAGAGCATTGCCATCGTTATCAACAGAAGGAGCAGAAGACTTACTGCCTAAATATCTATCATCAAAAGCATCATAGCTGTTAGCAGCATTGGTAGCTGATGTAGAAGCAGCAGAGGCAGAGCTAGAAGCATTAGATGCTGATGTAGAAGCATTGCTTGCACTGGTAGCTGCATTAGAAGCAGAGGTGGCTGCAGCAGAAGCAGAGGCTGCAGCAGCAGTTGCAGAGCCTAAGATGCCATCAACATACAATTTAGTTGTAGCATCAGCATTATCTGTTGGAGTACCCAAGCCTGTAATCTTGGAAGTACCCATCGCAATGGCTCCAGACATTGTTCCACCTGATAAGGATAGCTTCAATGCATCGGCAGTGTCTACATAGGTTTTAGTAGCAGCATCTTGGTTTGCTGTGGGATTACCAAGACCTGTAATTTTAGAAGTTCCCATAGCAATAGCACCACTCATAGTGCCACCAGCAAGATCTAGTTTTAATGCATCTGCTGTATCAACATATGTCTTAGTTGTTGCATCTGCTGAAAGAGTTGGTGTCCCAAGTCCAGTGATTTTATTAGTACCCATTGCAATTGCACCAGACATAGTGCCACCAGCAAGTGCTAGTTTAGTTGCAATGGAATTGGTAACTGTGGTGGCAAAGTTGGCATCATCACCTAAGGCAGCAGCCAACTCATCCAGAGTGTCTAACGCTCCGGGAGCAGAAGCTACTAAGTTGCTGATAGCTGTATCAACATAAACCTTAGTGGCTGCGTCAGCATTTGCTGTAGGTGTACCAAGACCTGTAATCTTATTAGTACCCATTGCAATAGCACCCGACATTGTGCCACCAGACAGATTGAGCTTAAGAGCATCTGCTGTGTCTACATAGCCTTTGGTAGCTGCATCGCCAGAGTTTGTAGGAGAAGTTAAGTTGGTGATGGTGGCAGCAGTGCCAGCATCCATGTTCAAACCACCATTGATGGTGACATCGTTGAATGTTGATGTGCCTGTAGAGGCTGTGACATTACCAGTTAAGTTACCTGTAACATTACCAACAACAGCACCAGTGTGTGTACCTGCAGTGTTACCAGTGACAGCACCAGTGAGGCCACCAACAAAACCAGTGGTGGCAGTAATTGTAGTGCCTGTGATGGCTAAAGCAGAAGAGCCACCGATAACAGCACCATCAATAGTACCTGCATTGATGTCAGCAGTGGCTGCAACTAAAGAGGTGTTGGCAGTGAGTGCAGTGAATGTACCAGCAGCAGCGGTGCTTGCACCAATAACAGCAGCATCAACAGTACCACCATTGATGTCAGCAGTGTCAGCAACTAAGCTGTCAATGTTGGCTGTGCCATCAATGTATAAGTCTTTAAATTCTAAGGAGCTTGTACCTAAGTCAATGTCATTATCTGTTACTGGAACAATAACACCATCTTGAAAACGCACCTGCTCAACAGCAGCAGCACTCACCTCAACAAACACACCATGACGATTGTTATTTGTATCAGTGGCAATCTTATTCAATAAGTCAGAGTCACCAATGACAGGAACAGGATGTCCCTCAGCAGCAGTGCCATCATGCTTATGACCACCACCAACAGCAAAAGCATCACGCAGAGCATTATACTCATTGTTAATAGGAGCCGCACGAACTACACCCGTTGGTACAATATCAGCAGCAGATTGTCTTACATAACCTGTCAAGGTAGTTCTCCTTAGCGTCTGTCATTCATCGAATAATTCAAGACCAAGCCCTGAATTGTGTGACTAGCATTCTGATCATTAGTCACATATTTGAAAGCAATGGAGAATCCAGAGCCTTCAATGTTTGTCTTTTCCACTGGTGATGGATTACCATCGTAAATTGCTGAAGCATCATAGATGGCTTCATTGTAATAAGCAGCAGCACCAGTTGTTAAAATGTTATAGTTGGCTGGATTGAAGACATTAACAGAGTCATCAAAGTCATACGACACACCCATCACAATACTAGTTGATCCTTCACTACGCAAGAATGTAGAGATGTTATAGAAGTTTTTACGGATTGAAGGATCTTGAAAATAGTAGAAAGGTGTTTGGTAAACACTCAATATTTCTGTACTATTAAAAGAACTTCCTGTCTCTTGTTTATACACCTTACCAGTAGCATCCCCATGAATAATAACTTCTTCTAACCCATTGTATCCACTAGCAGCACATGTAGCTGGAAAACCAAAAAGCTGGCTATACTCAAAAGATACACCACCTTCACTGGCCCTAAGACCACCTAACAAACCAAAGGTCCCTTCGGCTGGTAAGAACAATCTAAACTGTGACTTCTTACGAAGTACTACAGAGCTTAATGTTTCTGGATCAATAGAACCAGATACAAGTTCTTGTAAGATTGCTGTAATGGTGAATTGAATTTGTTTTGAAATTGTTTCCAACTCAACATCATTAATTTTACTAGTTCCAGCCACAGGTCTAAAACCATCAGGACCAAGGAATACTAGATTTCCACCTAGTTCTATCACACTATCTGGAACAACACAACCTAAATTTGTTGTCACTTCACCAACCACAAAGTCAGCTATGTTAGTGCCTGTTAAACTCTTAATGGCATTCTTACCAAAGATGTACAACGTATCTCTAAACTGTTTAATCTGAACAATCTCAAAGCCTACATTAATAACAGCAGCACCATTAGCTGGATTAAAGTTTGTCTCACTTAGTGGAGAAGAAACATATAAGTTATAAGGATCTGTTGTATCACCAGCTAAGAATAAATGATTCTTAAAGGCAGCAGAATACTTAGGACTATTAGGAGCATTAGCATCTGTAATCTGTGTATATGTAGTTCCATCATACACAGCAGCCGGATTGATTCCATCAGTTAATGCAAACTTAGGAGCACTCCAATTAAATCTAGTAAACCTAACCTTCTTAACTCCCACCATTGTAACAGTTCCGGGAGTTGTAATTGCTACCCAAGTAGATGAAGAATTTACCCACCTATAAAAGTAGTTTGTACCAGCAGAGGGTTTGCGACAAGCAAAGATGCCATCATTTAAACTTTCTGAAACCATAACACCAAGTACACTTCCTGTACCAGTTACAGTTCCATAGCTATTAGCATAGCCACTAATCCGTCTATAACCACCAGTAATAGCTGGCTCATAATTAATAAGCTGTGTACCTGAGCCGGGATACATCTCACCTTGAGATAATACATCCCTATTGGTGTTCATTCCACCAATACATGTAACCTTAAAGCCACTAATTCTGTCTGCCATTAAAACACTCTTGGACTAAAGGAAGGCTTAACAATCATTGTTGAACGCATATACAAAGGCTCATCTAACAAAAGCCTACGCATTGTTCTGATACCTGTCTCAAACTTTTCTTTATACATTGTTGCTCCCTGTTCATTAGATCTGAACATAAGCATGTAGAACATAGCACCATCAAGTAACACACCATTAAACCTATCAGGAATAATAGCTACGTCTGTATTAGCAGACAGGGCAGCAGGAAAAGACCAATACTTATACTCAATCTCATAAGCCTGATCGGGTTTTGGAGTCACACCAAACTTAGCTTCTTGTGTTTGATAAACAGCAATAGGAGGACCATAGCCTCCAGTACCATTTACATCTTCACCGGGACGATAGTTGTCTAAGTAGTCAATGTATGTAAGAACAGACAAACGAGTTGGCTCATTGTTTGCTGCTGTTAGTTTCTTAAGATAGAAACTTTCCCAGTCAACACTAGATAAATCAGAGGGAAAGGAATATGTTCCCGTACCCACTGTCATTGTTTGTGTATAAGTAGTAAGAGCAAAGGGCCATTCCTGAGCACCATGCATCAATTCTCTAATGGATGAATTGATAGCATTCTTAGCTAGAGACTGGATGTTTCTAGCTCCATCGAATTCGGTGGTGTCCAAGACAACCTCACCCATTCTTCGTAGCAATTCATTCGTTAAAGAAATAAATGTAGACATAATTTTTAAACAATAAAAGGGAGAGGCGGTTAAGCCCCTCCCTGCATCAACTAGCTATTAAGCCAGTTGCTCACGGTCTACAGTAGCAGGACCAACACGGTCTTGTGCGTCAACGATGACAGCAAAGACACGCACTGAGCCAGCACTCAATGTAGTGGTTTCAGTAACCAACAGCAAGTCCAATGTGTCAGCAGCTCCAACCACGATTGGATAGCCAGCAGCCGCTGGAGTTGCGTAGGTTCCGGCAGTAGCTGAGCTAGTCACTGCAAAAGCAGAGACATAAGCAGCAGCAGTAACACCAGTAACACCCAAGCTAACTGTACAGCTACCAGTAGCTGCAGTGAGTACTTCAAAGCCAGCAGCCAACACAATAGATTGTGCGGGAATCTGAAGAGCTTCAATCACATCAGCAGCAGCCAAGGCAGAGCCTTTAGCTGTTACAGCAGCAGACCAGCTAATAGTGTTTTCAACAACATAAGGCATGTTGCGAAGACTACGGCTAGGTTGTGTACCTGCACCAACAGCGTTTGAGAGAGTAGTAATAGTTGCCATT